GGATTGACGGGATTGTCGCTCTGATCTTTGCGCTTGGCGGCTGGGAAGCGAACAGCATAAAGAAGGCCACAGAACAGTCCTGGGACATGATGACGCTATGAGCGAAAACGCCGCCGCCGACTTCAAGATGATTGACCTTCGTGGCATCGACTGGCCCGAGGTTTCGCCGTCTCGCACGCCGTCTGGCATCCGTGTCAACGCCGACAACTCAATGGCATGCTCGGCCTACACGGCTTGCATCCGCGTCATATCGGATGCCGTTTCTGCACTTCCGCTGCACGTCTACGAACGCATGGCCAACGGCGGCAAAACCAAAGCGGCAACGCATCCTGTGTATCGATTGCTGCACCAGCAGCCCAATCCGTGGCAGACAGCCCAGGAGTTTCGGGATTGGATGACCGGCATGTACCTGCACTACGGTGCGTCGTATGCCGAGATCCGCCCAGGTGCTCGAGGTGCCGTATCTGAACTGTGGCCGCTGCACAGCAGTCGCATGGAGCCCGAGCGATTGGAAGACGGCACTGTCCGCTACAAGTACCGCGAACCCAGCGGCCGGCAGACGGTCTACTCACAGTCGCAGATCTTCTGCCTGCGGTTCACGACCGAGGACGGCATTAAGCCGATCCCGACCTACAAGATTTTCCAGAACGCCATCGGCCTGGCCCAGGCTCTTGAGGCCCACGGCAGCACCTACTTCGGCAACGGTGCCCGGCCGGGGATCGTGCTGGAGAGTGACAACCCGATTCCGGCCGAGGCGGCTGAGCGGCTACGCGAGCAGTGGGAACGGATGCACCGTGGGCCGGACCGTGCCCACCGCACTGCGGTCCTGCCCAACGGCGTAAAGGCTCACGAGCTCAGCGGCAGCAACGAGGCTGCCCAGTTCCTTGAGACGCGGCAGTACCAAGTCATTGAGATTTGCCGGGCGTTCCGCGTGCCGCCACACATGATCCAAGACTTGACACGCTCGACGTATTCAAACATTGAGGTGCAGGGCACAGAGTTCGTCCAGCACTGCCTGCTGCCGCATCTGAAGCGATGGGAAGCGGCGATCAGTCGTGACCTCATCGTGGATGACGAGAAGTATTTCGCCGAGCACAACGTCAACGGGCTGCTGCGTGGCGATCACACAAGCAGGGCGGCGTTTTATGTTTCGGCGCTCCAGAACGGCTGGATGACGATTAACGAAATCCGAGAGGCCGAGAACCTAAACCCGATCGGTCCTGAAGGCGACAAGCACTTCGTGCAGTTGAACATGACAACGCTCGACAAGATGGGGCAGGAGCCGCCAGCACCAGCCGCTGAGGCTGAAGACAGCCCGGCCGATGACGCTGAAGACCAGGCCGAACAGGAGGACACGACCGATGGAAATTGAGCGCCGCGATTTTGCTTTTGAAGAAGAAAACGAACTTGTGGTGGAAAGCCGCGCCGACGGGCGAGCGGCCATTGTTGGCTACGCGGCCGTATACAACCGTCTGTCCCTTGACCTTGGCGGCTTCCGCGAAGAGATCCTGCCTGGTGCATTCGACAAGATTCTCAGCCGGCAGCGTGGCCGGCAGGACGTGGTTGCCCTGTTTAACCACGACAGCAATATCGTTCTGGGCCGCACCTCGAGTGGCACGCTGGAGTTGTCCACGGATGACAAGGGCTTGCGGTACGTGGTGACTCCACCAGTGAGCCGTGCCGATGTGCTGGAACTAATCCAGCGTCGTGACGTTCGTGGATCTTCCTTTGCGTTCACCGTCGATAAGGGCGGCGAAGGCTTCCGCCAGGGCGATGACGGCAAGGCCGTGCGGCAGATCCGCGAGGTGTCTGGCCTGTATGACGTTGGCCCTGTGCTGGTTCCTGCGTACCCGCAGACCAGCGCTGGCGTGGCCATTCGTTCCTACGAAGCTTGGATGGCTTCGCAGTCGCAGCCTGAGCCCGAGGCGGTTGCCGCTGCTATCGCCAAGCGTTCCTTGGTCCGTGACGCCGCTGCGGCGTGGTCACTGAGGCTGCGCCGTGTCTGAGGCCCGCTGCACCTGCGGCGAAAAACTGCGGTGCCGTTCCAGCCGCCCATGCGGTGACGAGCGGCAGCGGTACATGCGTTGCCCAAGGTGCGGTGCACGCGGTGTCGTGTTTGTGAAAACAACACTTTCCGAAGTGCGCTTCTGCAAGAGGCCGGCACGCTAGTGGCACTGTGGACTCCATCGGCAATACCGCCGGCGGAGAACTCACACAGTGGACAACCTCAAGAAGCTTCAGGACGAGGCGGCTGCCCTCGCCAACCGGATCGACGCCGTGCGTGCTGTCGAGGCCGAGGACACGACTGCCCGTGATGTTGAGCTGATCGACCTGAACAAGCGGGCCGAAGAGCTCACCGCCAAGATCGACTTCGAGAAGAAGGTCGCCGAGTCGGCGAAGAACCTGCGTTCCGTGGTTGACCGCTGCACCCCGGCTCCCGAGGTGCGTGCCGACGAGCCGAAGGCGCGGATCGAGTCGGTTCCGTTCCGTGGCAAGCTCAAGGCTTTCCGCTCGCACGAGGACGCCTTCAAGAGCGGCATGCAGCTGAAGGCCACGCTTCTCCGCGACGCCGACGCCAAGCGGTGGTGCGAAGACGCCGGCATCGAGGTGCGTGCCCAGGGCTCGACGGGCTCGACCACGGGTGCGGCGTTCGTGCCGGACATCCTCCTGTCCGACACCGTGCTGCGTCTCGTCACCGAGAACTCGGCCTTCGCGTCCAACGCTCTGAACATTCAGATGCCGAGCGACGTGGTGCTCGTCCCGAAGCGGACGGCCGGTGCGACCGTCAACTGGCAGAACGAGAACGTGGCGATCACCGACAGCGACCCCACCTCGACCCAGGTGACGCTGACGGCGAAGAAGTGCACGGCTGCCACCAAGATCGCCAACGAGCTGCTCTCGGACGCGGTCAACCCGGCGGCCTACGCCGACTGGATTGCGGCAGAGCTCGCCCTGTGCCTCACCAACGCGATCGAGAACATCGCGTTCAACGGCAACTCGGGTTCGGCTCCGAGCGTGGCTGGCATCCTGACCAGCAACGGCATCCTCGCGGGCACCTCGGCGACCTACGCCGCGAGCCTGGTGACGGCTGCCGGCGACACGCCGGATGAGGTGACCAAGGCCAACCTGCTGCGGATGATGGCTCTGATGCCGTCCCACAGCCGCGCTGGTGCGAAGTGGTACTGCTCGCCGTATTTCTTCGCGGACTGCATGCAGGCCCTCGACGCCGCCCAGGGCGGTTCGGTCGGCCTGTCGCAGGGCCTTGGACTCACGTTCATGGGCTACCCTGTGGTGCTCACGGACGAGATGCCGAGCTCGGGCGACCAGACGGGCAACGTGATGGCCCTGTTTGCCAACTTGGCGAACGCGGCAATCTTCGGCACCCGCCAGGGCATCGACCTCGCGTCGAGCTCCGAGGTGGCCTTCCTGAGCGACCAGACCGTGCTGCGTGCGACCGCCCGCGTGGCGATCTCGTGGCACACGCTCGGCAGCGACACGGTCGCTGGCCCGGTCATCGCCCTCAAGGGTGCGTGAGCCTGACGGCTTGACGTGATGTGCAAACTGGGCGGGCCGCTCCAAATCGGGGCGGCCCGCTCTCTTTTGCGAGGTGCCTATGTTGGTTCGCGTTGGCGGCACGGAAGTTGACATCCGTGTCGAAGCGATTCTGTCGATGCCACGATTGAGCTTCACGGCGAACCATTTCGCATGGGCTCAGGCACTCATGCCACTCGGCATTCGCCCGACTATGGGGACCGGCGCATTCTGGGGTTGAGCCCCCTGGCTAAACGCTGGGGGGCTCAACCCTAGAACAAATGGAGCCAAGTCAACACGCGAGTGATGGAGCAATTCATCGACTCGGCCGAATATTTGCTACTTGTCGATTACGACAGTTTTTTTCGCAAGGAAGACATCGAGCACCTCTTCGCCCTGGCGATGACCTTTCAATGCGATGCCATCACGGGCTTGCAGACCAAGCGGGAAGACGGCCGCCCGATGCTCACGCTAAAGGGCATGCTGGACAACCCGCCGCCGGACGGCAGCACCAAGGTGGATAAGGCGTGGTTTGCCGAGCCGGTACAGGAAGTGGACTCTGCCCACTTCGGACTCACAGTCATCAGCACGGCCGCACTCAAGCGGTGCAAGAAGCCATGGTTTTGGTCGAAGCCCGGCCCGGACGGCTCGTGGCATGAAGGCCGCGTCGATGATGACATCTGGTTCTGGAAGAACTGGCGAGAGAGCGGCAACAAGGTCTACGTCTCGCCCCGCGTCGTGCTAGGCCACGGCGAGTACGTGGTCACGTGGCCCGGCAAGAATCTCAGCAGCCCTGTTTTCCAATGGGCAACCGAGTTCACGAACACCCTGAAACGCCCTGAGTCTGCATGGAGTGTCCAACAATGAGGAAAATCACATTCACCCG